CGGGGCGATCGCCCCGATCTGCGTGACCAGCGCGGACAGGATCGGCCCGAGTTGCGCCGCGATCTGGGCGACCGCCCCGAAGACGTTGCCGATCGCCTCCTGGCCCTTCGCCGAGTTGACGAACTGGGCGAACGACTTGGTGATCTGCTGGATGTTGGCGAGGACCCCGCCGCCGGCTCCGCTGGCGGCCTGCCAGACGCCGAACAGGATGCTGCCGACGTTCTGCAGGATCCCGCCGAGCTGCGCGAACACCGTGACCGCGTTGTCGACCCACCGGACAGCCTGCCCGCCCTGCGCGATCTGCTGGAGCCACGTCCCGAACCGCTGCCCCAGGTTGGAGATGGCGCCGCCCAGCTGAGGCCCGAACCGCTCCGCGATCACAGCCGCGACCTGGAGCAAGCCGGCCGTCAGCTTGTTCGTGGTCTGCGCCAAGCCCGACACGGCGGACGTCGTCCCGGTCAGGATCGAGGAGACGTTCGCGACGCCCTGAGCACCCTGCACGTACCCCAGCGCGCCGCGCGCCGCCGAACCCCACGCCCGAGCGATCGACGTGAGGCCCGTCTTCAGCGGCCCTTGCAGCGCCTTCGCCGTCGCGGTGATCTGCCCCTCGAACTGGACGAAGAACCCGTCCTGCACCGAGTTGCGCAGCGACTCGAACGCGGGCTTCAGCGCCCTGACTTCCCGGGCAGCGGCCTGCGCCTTCGGTGACAGGTTCTCCAGGGACTTCTCGAACGCCTTGGAATCCCCCGTCAGCGCGGCCTCGAAGGCGTCCCCCACGCCGGCCAGCGCCAGCTTCAACGCGCCCAGCGCGGCCTGGAAGCCGGCGATCGCCGCCGGAAACGCGGCCATGATGCCCGCCGCCGGGGCGAGCGCGGCAACGAACTTCCCCACACCGGCCGCAGCACCCGCCGCGGCGATGCCCATCGCGCCGAACTTCAGACCCTTCGCGAGGACGCCGCCGACCTTGGTAGCCACACCACCGAGCCCCGACAGAGCCCGAGTCAGCCGGTTCGCATCGACGTTGACGTTCGCATTGACCCGGACGTCCGGCGCGTTGTGCGTGCGGATACGGCGGTCGAAGTCGTCCAGGTCGGGCACGACACGGATCGGGATCTCAACGTCCGCGAGGAGCGCACGCAGCCGCTCCACGAACCCCGTGACGTCCGGCGCCACCGGGATGTCGAGCGAGTCGATCGACCGGAGCCCGTTCAGCAGCAGCGCGTCGAATCGGCGCAAGTCCGGCTCGACCCGGGCCGTGACCGCCTGAGCGTTCAGCCCGCGCTGAATTTGCCTGCGGAGCTGTTCTCCGATGCGCCGCGTCGCGTTCAGCAGCGCCCGCTGAATCTGCGCGCCAGTCCGGCGGGCCTCGGCGTCCGAATTGCCGCCGTCGAGCGACACGGTAATGTGCGCCGATCCGAAATCGACGTCCTCGCCGGCCATGGGCAACCTCACGCGTACGCAGGGGTTGCCCGGCCCAGAACCAGCGGCGATCTCAGACTAGCCGGTTCCACCCGTCCCGAGCTGGGAGTCCATCGCCCCCCACTGCGCCATCAAGGCCTGCGCGTCCGCCAGCGTCATCGCCGTCCGCTGCGGCTGCTGGGGCTGCTGCTCCTGGCGGGGCTGCTGAGACGAGGACGTGCGAGCACGGCGGGGCCGGCGCAGCGCCTTCGGCGGCGCGTACAGGCGTGCCTCGATCCGCTTCCGTTCGGCGTCGTCCTCGGCGGAGTTGTACATCGCCTGCTCCGCCGCGTTGATCAGCGTGCGGAGCGTCCAGCGGTGGATGTCGATCCCTTGGAGCGCGAGCTGCCCTTCGAAGGCGTCCCAGCCCTCCGCGACGCTCGCGAGGATCCGCTGGACGGTGTAGTAGGGCGGTCCTCCGTGCCACCCCCGTACAGCTCGGTCGTCCACTCCAGCAGCTCCATCAGCACCCGGTCCGGCAGCCGCAGGCTCTTGTCCTCGATACGGACAGCGCCAGTCAGCTCGCCGGCGTGCTCGTCGGCCTCAGCCCGGGTGCGGAAGTGCGCGACGGTCTTACCGCCCTTGATGACCTCGAACCGCAGGAACCGCTCGGCCGACTCCGGGACCATGAGGCTGGCGAGGAACTCGCGCATCGCCCCGTACACGCTGCGCAGCACGGCCGGGTCCATCTTCGTCAGGTCGTTCTCGTCGCCGAGCGCCTTCTGCGCCTCACTGACCTTGCTGTAGCCATCCAAAAACTGGTCCCCGAGGACCTCCGGGATGAATTCCAGCTTGCCCAGCTCGCCGAGGTTCGCGACGTGGTTCTCGGTACGGACTGCGAAATCGCGTGTTGCCACGGGTGTGCCCTTGTCTCCCGCGCGGTCGCCCGGCCCAAAACCAGCGGCGTGCCGGGCAAGGGTAGCCGTGCGCGAGTTCGGGGTGCAGCGAACCACTACCGCAACCGCCCGGACCAATGCAAGATCACCCTATGGACCTGCAAGGTGTCGGAGCTGTAGCCGCTGCCGCCGTCGCCGCCCTCGCGGTGCCCGCCGCACTCGTTACTGGCCGGTGGTCGACGCGCGGCGCGCTCGCTCAGGCTGAAGCCACCTACAAAGCCGCTCTCGAAGCATCGCAAAGCAGTGACAAGCAGTGGCGAAGGAGTGTGCAACGGGACAGTTACAGCGCATTCCTTCTGACGTCGACACAGCTCCACACCAAGGCCGAGCGTCTGATGACCCTTAGGCCCATCAACTCAGATACTTTGACAACGACGTTCGATGAAATCGGCCGTCTGCGAGACGACCTGGAAGCCAAGCTGGTAGTGGTTGAACTCGAAGGCCCTGACTCGGTGGTCGAGGCGGCCCGTAACCTAACCTCGGCGGTTAAGCGCTTCACCAGCAGTCGTCAGGAATACATGTCAATCGTTCATGCTGAACACAAGTTGAGGACACTCATAAGGGATAACACATCCTCACCGAGCGCATTACCTGCGCTGCAAAGCGCCCTCGACAGCCTGCGAGGAACCATCCACACCTGCCGATGGGAAGGACCCGCACCCTTCCTGATCGGGTCCCTCGGAAACCCACTACCCGACGAAGTAGCGACGGCATATGAGCAGGCAGTACTTGCCTTTTCGCGACTTCCTGGCGGTACGTTCACCGGATACGAGGAACAGTATCTACTTCAAGGCACCTTCAAGTTTCAGAGCAATCCTGCCGAGGAGACGCGCGAGTACACCCGATCGAAGCACGCGTTCATCCACGCAACGCGCACAGCTCTCGGGTGATCGCCCGACCCAAAACCAGAGGCGTGCCGGGCAAGGGTAGCGGCAGCACACCACGCGGCGCCGACCTCCCACTCGGTACGCCATCTGGCCCAGTGGCGAGCCTGGGCCGATGGTCGCAGAATGAAGTCGTCAGGTGACGCTCCGCACCGAAGGCGCTGGCCACCCTCGGAGCGATTCTCGGAAGGTGCTTCCTCAAGGAGGTCCTAATGAGTCCAATGACGTTCCACGCACCGCGGGTCAAAGCCGCCCTGACCTTCGCCTCGGCAGGGCTCCTGTCCACCACCCTCATCCAAGTCACCGCCGCCCCACCGGCGAGCGCCGATGGGCCTCCGACCGCAGAGGGCTGCACGCTCTGGCTCAGGTATGCCGATATGCCGGTCATACCCCATTCCGCCTTTTCCGACTTGGCCACGCTCTGCCTCATACAGGCCGAACGCGCCAAGGCCGGGAAGGCTCCGATCCCCCGCCCGCAGGAGTTGCTTCACCCCAACCCGCTAGGCGTAGCGGCAGAGCGTCAGGTCGAGGCCGCTGTCAACCAGAAATGGTGGACGCCATCAAACCCGGATTGGCACACCAACCCGGTCAGCAAGTCCACCCCCGAAAGTCGCGCTAAGGATGCGGGGTACTGCCCCGGCGGCTCCCCTCAAATCGCAGAAATCGTGTACAACGGATGGAACGGTGGGGGCACTCCGCGAGCGGCCGTCAAATGGTGGATGGGCAGCCCCACGCACCACGACATCATCCTCGGTATCGGCCATTCGTGGAACAACTTCGCCGCTGCAACAAACCCAGACGTCGCTGACCCGGCTGGGAAGGACGGTAGCGGTAAGGGAGCCTTCGTTGTGGTCTTCGGCCAATGCTGAGAGCGCCCTCATGTCTCAGAGGCCGCGATCACCGGCTGGCCGCGTCGGCCACGCACCGCACGACCTTCGCCCAACGCAGCCGGACAGGTAGAACCGCTACCGCCCCAACCGCAGGGCGCGGCCCAGGAAGTTGTTCGCCCTCGTCCCCGGGTGACGGACGATCGTGGAGTACACCACCCGGCCGTCGACCTCAAAGCGGAGGACCTTCGCCCGGCGCGGCCGGATGATGTGCGGCCGCGTCCCGTTCAGCACGTAGAGGGTGGCCGGGTGATCGCAGGTGATGATGCCCTGCAGACTGCGGGGGCCCTCCTCGATGTGCCAGTCGATGTAGTCCGGCATGCTGCCGGGCGCCAGCGAGCGGGCGATGTCCGCGACCCTGCTCGTACGCTCCCGCAGCCGGCGCTCGACGACCCCGCCGCGCAACCGCAACAGCCGGGCGATCCGGCCCGGGTCGACACGCACCTCGACGCTCACGACTCGCCTCCAGCGGTACAGCCGCAGAACGGCAGGGACACGGTCAGGCGCTGCTCAATGCCGACGCAGGATGCGGGCCGCCGCCGCCTGCTCCTCGCAGGAGGGCGGGCAGCCGCCCTCGTTGTACGTCGGCGCGCACCGCAGCAGCGTGATCACGTAGTCAGCGGCCTGCCGTACGGGCAGGCAATTCCGGCTGCCGATGACATCCTTCGTCTCCGTGGGAAACGCGCTCCTCAGGTTTGCCTCGCAGTCGCGTACCCCGCTCCCTGGAGGAAGCTGAAACCGTCAAGGAACCCGTTCTCATACACCTTTGGGAAAAACCAACAACATAGCCCCGAAGGGGCTACCGGTGTTGTCCGGCCAGGGTGTCAACCAGCGGTCGAGCTAACCTCTCTGCCCCCGGGCAGCACCACCAGCCGAAGTCAGCCATGGTTCAACGGAAACACGCCAACCCCAGCAGACTGCTGGACATCAGCCCGTTCGCGTGCAACAACTTCTCTTCCTTCTATACCCGTTCACGTCAGTCCATGGGAGAACGTATGCCCGGGCATCCCCCTCACCCACCTGGGTTCCCTCCTGGCCAGCAAGGCAGCGGTCAGCCCCCTCCAACGCCCACGCCGCCCGGCAGCGGCCAAGGTGGGCAGTCGGGGTCACCTGCCGGACCTACGTACGGACCTCAGCCAGGGAACCCCCACGTTTGGGTGACGCCTCCCGATCCCGATCGGTATCCACGAGAATCCAACGACATCGCGCGGGCGAGCGCAGAGGAGCAGAAGCGGAGCAACCGCAAGGGCCTTTGGCTCGGCATTGCGACTCTCGCCGTAACAGCAGCTGTGGGCATCCCGGCTGGCTGCGATGCCTATCGAGGGTGGAAGGACGACGCCGAGCAGAAACAGTTCGAGGCAGGGGCTCCGATCCAAATTTCCGCAGGCGAGTCCTACTACGGCCCAGGTTGGTGGGCCACAGACGAGGACCTGGGGGACCAAAACGAAGGCAAACCCTTCGACATGTCCTCTACTGCCACAAATACGCCTTCATGGGGGTGGCTCTGGAGTCACTGGACTCCTCTCAACGCGACTGGAACTGCGGTCAACGTTTTGAGCAAACATAAGCACACCGTCCTCGTGCAAGGAGTTGACATCACTCACCTCAAGTGCACAGAGGCGACTACTCGCACACTTTTCCGCAATCCGACCATCGGAGATGGTGGAACGTTGGAACAACCCGCCAAGTATGCGCTAAACATAGAAGCGGCTCGCCCGGTCCCACGTCAACTCACAACGGACAACCGGCCCGGCGACCCGAAAAGCATGAACATCACCCTAGACCAGGGCGACCAGAGAGAAGTCGTAATTCAGTTTTTTGCAGCCGCTAGATCCTGCACCTTTCAAGCCGCTCTGATCGTTTCATCGGAGGGGAAGAGGTATAAGCAGCAGCTCCCAGCCACATGGGATGGCGAAAAGCCGGAAAGCTATACCTTCCACGTCACAGCCCCACCTGCCGACTTCAAGTACAAAACACTATACGTAGCCACCAGTGGCCTGAACCCTGTAATTGAGCGCGTGACACCATCGGATATCACTTGGGACAAATTCAATCGGCCTGCATATGTTGGGCCGCAGTAGAGAAAGAAGCATCCACACCACGTGATCCCGCCGTGGAGCCCGCCTGCCGCAACGCCCGCAGTAAGGGGGAAACCAGCAGCGTGACACTCACCGGCCCTCACACTACCGACCGAGACGCAGGGCTTCGCCAAGGAAGTTGTTCGCATGCGTGCCGGGGTGCCATACGATCTTCGAGTACACGACCTGGCCGTCGGCCTCGAAGCGGAGCGCCTTCGCCCGGCGCGGGCGAATGATGTGCGGCCGCGTCCCGTTCAGCACGTAGAGAGTGGCCGGGTGGTCGCAGGTGATGACGCCCTGCAGGCTGCGCGGCCCCTCCTCAATGTGCCAGTCGATGTAGTCCGGCATGGTGCCGGGCGCCAGCGAGCGGGCGATGTCCGCAACCCTGCTGGTCCGCTCTCGCAGTCGGCGTTCCACGATGCCGCCGCGCAGCCGCAGCAGCCGCGCGATCCGGCCCGGGTCGATGCGTACCTCGACGCTCACGACTCGCCTCCAGCAGTGCAGCCGCAGAACGGCAGAGCCACGGTGAGGCGCTGCTCGATGCCGACGCACTGCCCCTCGGGGCCGAGCGTGCGCAGCGCGCCCATCAAGAACTGGTGGCCGCGCCGGACGTCGCTGGTCTGCGGGAAGCAGCACATCACCGCATTCGTCACAGCGACGGCGTCCACGTGCAGGATGCGGGCCGCCGCCGCCTGCTCCTCACACGAGGGCGGGCAGCCACCCTCGTTGTACGTCGGCGCGCAGCGCAACAACGTGATCACGTAGTCGGCGGCCTGCCGCACGGGCAGGCAATTCCGGCTGCCGATGACGTCCTTCGTCTCCGTCGGGAACGCCGACGTCGGGTAGATCCGGTCCAGGTTGACCGTGAGCTGGCCCGGCGTCTGCGCGCCCGAGCAGTCGCCCGTGCAGTTGTCCCACGCAGGCCTGCCCGGCACCACGCACGACGTACAATCAGGACAGCCTGGCTGTCCTTCGATGATGGCCGCCGCCCGGTCCAACTCTGCGCATACGCACCCCAAGAGGGCTTCAGCCACATTCTGAACCGCGAGGTAATCGAGCGCCATGTCAGCGACCCCTAGTGAGTGCGTGACCCCTGGCTGCGTCAAGCCGCCCAAGACCAAGCGTCTGGGCCTGTGTTCCGCCTGCGAGGCATGGACCAAGCGACATGGAGGCGCCGACCCCAGTGCCCGGCCAGGCCTCACAGAGCGCCCGACGATCTGCGTCGTCGAACCATGCACCAACCGGGTGCGAGTCAAGAGCCGTGGCTGGTGCCAGGCCTGCTACGAGTGGTGGCGCCAAGGCAAGGGCGACCCCGCTGAGCGTTTCAATGACGGAGCGCCAGAGCGCACGTGCGCGGCCGACGGATGCACCCGCGCGTTCCGCAGCGACACCCACGAGTGGTGCCAACCGTGCCGCCGCTGGTCCGCCCGTCACGGCGGAGCCGACCCCAGCACGCGCCCCAGGGCGACCCCAGTGGAAGGCGGTTGCACCGGCGAGGAGGGCGGAGAGCGATGTGCGAAGCCCGTGTACAGCCCTCGGCATGGGTGGTGCCGCATGCACCACACCCGGTGGAAACGGCATGGCCACCCGGCCGTCAAGCGCGAGAACCCGAACATCAACACGCTCGCCAAGATCGTGACCCAGGCACTGGCCATCACTCCGAACGCGAACGGCTGCCGCATCAACACAGGCGTGTGGGGTGGCGACAAAGACGGATACCCGGTCGTCAGCCTCAGCGGCCGACGTCGGCGGGTCACGCACCTCGTGCTTGAGGACCTGCTCGGTCGACCGTTGGAGCCCGGCGAGCAGGCCAACCACCATTGCGACACGCCGCCGTGCGTCGAGCGCACGCACCTGTTCGCGGGCACGCATGAAGACAACATGGCCGACATGATCGCTAAGGGACGAAAGCCCGTGGGCGAGGTCGTCGCGACGGCCGAACTGGAAGCCGACCAGGTGCGGCTGATCCGCGACGAGTACGCCAGGGGCGCGGCTACCCAGGCAGATCTGGCCGAGCGCTACGGCGTCAGCCAGACCCACGTATCGCGCATCGTCCGCCGTGTCTCCTGGGCGCACCTGCTCTGAGGTCACGGCCACGTCGTCACCCTCGGACGCTTGAAGTCTGGTGAGTAGACACGGGACGGCGAGGTGAGCCGGTACGGGTTCACAACGCTCAGCCACAGGTCTACGAGCGGCAGACCGGTCCGTCCCTCTTTGTAGATGAGCGTCGGGTCGCCGAAGTCCATTTCCACGCCCTGGCGGATGAATCGGGTTGCGCCGCGTTGCGTGGCCTTGCAGCCGCACGAGCCGCTGCCGCAGCCCTTCATCAGGTGACAGGTCAACTCGCTCACGGCCGCCACGGCGGCCTCGTCGACCGGCAGCCCCCACCGGTACGTCACGCTGAACGTGTTGGGCTGGCCGGGCGCCGCGCTCATGTCTTGGCAGTCTGGCCAGCACTCGCCGTCGGTACGCACCAGCCGGCCGGGCGCGTCCACTCGGTATGCGGTGGCGGGGAGGACCTGGCCGTCGATGTTCACCTCGGTCACGTCGTACACCGGGGTCTCCAGCCAGACTTCGCACAGCTCCCCGCAGGAGCAGTCCGACTTGCAGCCGCACACCGAGGCGTTGCGCCACAGCCCGTCTGAGCCGATGTACGGGATCCACGGGCCGGTGCCGATACCGGCCTGGAAGCTCACCGGGGAGGACTCCAGACAGGCCCGCTTGCAAGGTCTCACAACGACGGGGCACGGGCCGATGCGTCGCCCCGACAAGGCCCACAAGATCTGTGACGCGATGAGCGTCCAGCGCTCGATCTCCTCCGGTTCCTTGCCTTCGGTCTCGCAGCACAGCTCTGTCGGCCAGGCCATGCACGGGCCTGTCTGGAGTGGCATCACGGCCTCCCTGTCTCGTAGCCGCACGGCGACGGGAAGCGGGCGCGGATCATCCGGCCGACCTCGCCGTTGGTGAACGAGTCCGGCATGGTCGACAGGAACGGCGTCGACCGGTCGAAGCGCGGCCCGCGGTGCATGACCTTCACGTCGCGGATCTGCTCCCCGCCGATCTGGGCGAGGTTCCCGTACAACGACCGCTTGTGCAGCGCCTCCACGCCCTGGCCGGCGTCCAGCGCGCGCAGCATCCCGGCCTTTCGGACGGGCAGCGGGACGTGCAGCTCATACGACAGCGGGTCCTGGTGCCCGAGGTCGGCGAGGAGCTGGCGGGTGGCGCGCATCCCCCGCAGGTAGGCGCCCGACGCGCGGGCCGCGTAGTACTGCTCGACCTCCCGGACGGGGCCGCGGTGCAGCATCGGCATGCGGTCGAGCGGCTCCATCAGGAACATGTCGTCGTTCGCCCACAGGAACGGGTCGCTGATCTCCGGGTGTTGGCAGGCGTGCCGCATCGCCAGCGTCGTGTTCTGGAACTTCGTCCCGCCCGCCTGCTGGGTCGGGATGTGCTCCACCCCGCCCACCCACGGCGGCCGGTAGCCGATGATCCAGACACGCCGATGCGGGAGGTGGGCCTCCCAGGAGCGCAGGGCGTACCTGAGCTGCTGGTTGACCATGCCCTCCCGCACCGGCACGACGAGATCGGGGACCTCCACCGTCACGACGTCAGACAGAGGTCGCCCTGTACCGGCGTGTACGCACACGTGGGCTCGGGCGGCGCCACGTTGGTCAAGAACATCCTCTTGTGACAGTTGCTGCCGACCGGCGTGAGCATCGGGCCCGCCGTGCCGGCCGCGTCGATCGGCATGACGTCGTACGGGCCAACGCCCCAACCGCCGCCGGTCCGGGTGTTACCCGTCATCTGCAGCGTGACCGCCTCGCTGCCGATCTCCAGGTCGCCCAGGATGCCGTTCGACACCCACGGCAGCAGGAAGTACAGCCAGGCGCCGCCCGTGCCCTCGGCCTGGCAGACATCCTCACCGAGGACCTCCGCCCAGAACTCCAGCGCGAAGCCCGTCTTACAGGCGATGCTGCAGTCGTCGTAGCCGATCGGCTGGCCGTCGAACCCGTAGACGACCGGGTTGCCGGTGGTGATCTCCAGGAACTCGGGGCTGACGGAGAAGAAGTTGATCTCCACACCGAAGGAGTTCAGAGTTGTGCAGCCCTTGCGAAATCCGCAGACCTTACCGTTGGCGGCCTTGTACTGAAGGTCGTCTCCCTCGTCCGTGTCTGGCGAAAGGGAGATTGACGCCAGGCAATCGAAGGTGAATCCGTTGTCTTCGCCGCAGACGGGCCGACCGCACTGATCGACCCTAGTTACCCTGACCACATCGAGATTCGAAATCAGTGGACATGACATGGGCGTCAAACCTCCCTTGAAACAGGGAGCCCGGCCCACAACCAGCGGCTGTGACCAGCATAGCCAGCCACAGCCGCAGTTCCAGGTGCCTTACGCCGGGTCAGGCTGTAGCCATCCCCAGCGCTTGCCGACTCGGATCGCCGAGATGGTCGCCTTGCTCACGCCATAGCGCTCGGCAAGGACCACGCCAGGAACACCGGCGTTGAGGTCCCTCCGAATCTGCAGTACATGCTCGGCCTTCAGTACGGACTGGCCGTTGACCTCACCCCGGCTGCTACGTCCTGCTTCCACCATGTCCAGCATGTTGCGGTCGTGGTCACCGAGGTACAGGTGCCGGATGTTGATGCATCCTTCGGCACCCCGATGACAGGTGTGCAGCACGTGAGCCTCGCCCGGGTCGCCGTTGGCGAGGATCCACACCGCTCGGGAGGCGTTCATCTCGACGTCTCCGAGCCGGGCGCGCGGCCTTCCTCCCCTTCCGCCATCCATGAGGATGCATGAGTCCCCCGTAGCAGCTGCCGCCGCCTTCAGCTCCTCCAAGACCTGGCCGTTCGCCCTCACGATGGTGACGAGCGGGTCGCCGTACCTCTGCAAACGCGCAGCATGCTTGGAACACATCTTGTGCCGTCGTGCCGGTAGCCCGCACCTCTCACCTTTCTCCAACACCGTGCAGGTGGACCGGCCACTACCAGGGCCGATAGGAACGGGGCGACCGTCAGGGTCGGCGTCGCCATTGCGCCTGGACCAGTCTCGGCAGACGTTGCACCACCTCCATTTGAGAAGCGCGGTGCGGGGGCAGCGAGTTCCGTCGTCGAAAGTGACGGCGCACGGAGTGGTCGGTTTGGTTCGCTGCTGCCGGCCGTTGGGGTCTGCGCCCCCGTTGTTGTACGACCACTTCTTGCACTGGCGGCAGGTGCCGTCTGCGTACGCGCGCGGGCGCCCGCATGGTGTTCCGTCCGCGAAGAAGACGCGGCACTTGGTACCGTCGGTCAAGTCGACTCCTTACCAGTCGGCTAGCCCTCGGGATCTGGCGCCCACCGCCACCCCGAGGGCGAATTGCTTTCCACCTCACATTCTTCCAAATTTCGGACAACACTCGCGGGTGAATTCGCCCTTGCCGCACGGTTATTACAAGGCCGTGAATTACGCGCTGACCAATTCCTGAATCGCGTCGGCCCACAGCTTCAGTTCCTGGCGGGCCTGGTCGGCGAGGAAGGCACTCCGCGCGAACGCCGCCGCGGTGGCTGCGGCGCGGCGGTCGCCGTCGGCGGACAGTTCCTTGATCGCGGCAGCCCAGGCGGGGACGTCCGCGCGCTCGAGGAACGTCGCGGCGTCGCCGAGGGCTTCCTGCAGGCCGGGTGTCGGGTGGGCGATGACGGGGATGCCGGAGGCGAGGGCCTCCACGGCCGCCATGCCGTACGACTCGTAGATGCTCGGCGCGAGCAGCACGCCGGTGCGCGCCCAGACGTCGTCGCGCATGTTCGACGTCTGCGGGATGACCCGGGCGTTCGGCGGGACGGGGCAGGGGTGCTGCTGGCCGTGGGCGCCCGTGACGCCGAGGAATGGCAGCTCGCGGCACAGCTCGGCGGCCCCGCACCAGGTGTTGACGCCTTTCTCCCGGCTGAGGTTGACGAGGGTGACGTGGTGGCCGGTGGCCGGCGCGCGGTGCTCTTCGGGGATGACGGGCGGGTGCACGATCAGGCGCGGGATGCGGTCGACTTCGGCGTACCGCGGGGCCAGCGACCGGATGATCCACTCGGTGTTGTAGACGCACAGGTCGGGCTGGAGGTGGAATGCGCGGGCGTTCAGCTCGAAGTCGCTGTGGAGGACCAGCAGCGACTTGGAGCCGATGGCCTTGGCGAGGAGGATGGCGCGCTCGGCGAACCCGTGGTGGCTGACGATGGCCTTCGGCCGGATCGAGCGGAGGAGGGCTTCGGCGCTGGCCGGGGTGGCTTTGCGGTGCGGGACGCCGTCCACGTCCCAGGCCGCTGGTGCTTCGGGCATCTGGGAGACGACGACGAGGACCTGCAGGCCGGCGGTCTTCAGGGCCCGCATCATCGTCTGCAGCATGGTCTCCGACCCGGCGCGCCGGTAGGGCACCGAGTAGTGCACCCAGGCCACGGCGTCAGGCCGCGACGGCGGCAGGGGCGCCGCTGCAGGGCGTCTGCGCGGTGCCGCGGCGGGCCGGGGCTTGTGCAGGCTCTCGCAGGCCTCGGTGAAGGCCGCGAGGTTACCGTCGTAGTCCTGGCGGTCGGCGTGGGCGCGGGCGGTGTCGGCCGCTGCGGTGTACGCGGCCGGGTCGTCGAGGCGGCGGATCTCGGCAGCCCACCGGGCGGGGTCGTCGCGGGGCACGTAGACGGCGGCGTGGCCGAGGGCCTCGCGGATGCCGGGCAACGGGGCGGCGATGACAGGGATGCCGGACAGCATGGCTTCGACACCGACCCGCCCGTACGACTCCCGCGTGGACGGCATCAACAGCAGGCGGGTCCGCGCGTACAGCTGCCGCGGGTCCATCCGGTCGACCAGCTCGACGTTCGGCAGGCCCAGGAGCACCTGGTGGCCGGCTGCGCGGACGACGAGGAACCGGATGTCGGGCAGCTGCTCGGCGACGGCGGCCAGGACGTCGGCGCCTTTCGCCGCGGTGGAGCCGTTCAGGGTGACGAGCTGGCCGGGCGTGGTGCGGTACTGGTCGGGGTTGATCGGTGGCGGGGAGACGAGTGACGGGCCGCGGTAGGCCGGGTAGTGGGCGCGGCATGCCTCGGACGGGAACCAGGCGAGCGCGGGCCTTCCAAGCTGCAGGGTGGCGGACATGCCGTGGACGAGCAGGAGGTGCGGCACGCCGCGCACCTGGCCCAGGATTCCAGGTGCGCGGCGGTCGCCGTGGTGAGAGAGGACCAGCTCGGGCCGGACCGCTTGGACGGCCCGCCACCAGTAGCCGAGCGGCCACACCCTCACCCCGTCCTCGGTACGGACGGCGGACGCGCCCGGGGTGGTGGTGACGACGTCGACCTGGTGGCCGGCGGCGACCAGGCCGTGAACGTACTCGCGGGTGGTGACGTGGGCTCCGGTCGGCGGGGCGGAGCCGTACGTGGGGAGGAGGGCCAGGACGCGCACGCCGCCGCCTACTTGCCGTCGCTGGGCTGGCTGTCGTTCCCGCTGCCGGGCAGCTCGTCGATCGGGACCGTGCCGTTCGGGGTCGGCGGCACGTCACCGTCGGAGGCGATGAACGCGGCAGCCTCCTCGGCCACGGCCTGGCGGGCGGCGTCCTGCCGGGCCCGGTACTCCTCGACGGTGACCTCCTGCCAGCCCTCGGGGACGGCCGCCGTCGAGAACGGGCCGTCGGCGATCTCCATGGAGCCGTTCCCCTCCGGGGATACGAAGTAGCGCGTCACGGTAGGTCCTCCTGGTCAGTCGCGGGTCTGGGTGCTGAGCGTGGCGTCGCTGATCCAGCTGTTGATCGTGATCGAGCCCGCGATCACGTGGACGGCCGGGAACGCAACGATCTGCCAGGCCGTGGACGCCGGGATGCGGAACGAGGCATCGCTGACGCTGCCGGCGTACCGCTCCCGCCGCGCCGCGCCGAAGGCCGTGTAGACGCCCTCGATCGGCCGGGCGCCCACAGTCGTGCCGTTGATCTGGAGGATGTAGCCGATCTCGAACGTCGCCGTACTGTTCGCACTGATGTCGACCGAGGCGTGGCAGTGGACGTTGTAGCCCCAGGCCCGGCACATGTTGCCGAACGCGTTGGCCGGAATGCTCCACGCGACGTTGGCGACCGTGCCGCCGGGCGACAGCGACACCCAGCCGCTCGTCACGCCCTGCGTGACGGTCGAGGCCATGTGGTCGATGTAGAAGTGGTCGTCGATCGAGTAGTGCTCGGGCGGCGTCCACAGGAAGCCGGTGTTCGGGTCGCAGCGCAGCGTGGAGTTCTGCGCGGCGTCGCAGCTCCAGTGATCCGCCCACGCGTCCAGGCCGCGCGCCGGGCGGGCCGCCAGCGGCGTCGCGGTGGTGCCGTCACCCTGCAGGCCGCAGCCGACCTCCAGCGGCGGGTCTGGCGCTACGAACAGGCGGCCGTCCGCACCGAACCCGAGCTGGTTGCCCGTGTCGCTCGATGGGGCGACGAGCAGCCCGTCCCCTGTGGCCTCCAGGCCGTTCTGCTCCGGGGCCACGATCACGTCCGCCTCGACGACGTAGGGGTCGGCTGCGCTGCCGCTGCCGGTGATGGTCGTGTCGACGGTGCTCGTATCCTGCGACTGCAGGACCGTCGCGGTCGAGGCTGGGGCCGGGGTATAGATCCCGCCGTCCGTGCCGATACTCGTCTGGTTCCCGGCGTCGGTGGACACCTTGACGCCGATCTCGCCGGTCGCCGGGTCGTACGTGGCGCCATCGACGGCGGAGAAGCAGGTCCGGACGTCCGCGCACTCCACGAACAGGCCGTCCGGGCCGTCCTGCAGGAGGTTGCTCCCGCCCTGCGGCGGGGCCGGGTCCAGGATGACGTCCGTGCTGACGATGTAGGGATCGGCCGCGGTGCCCGTACCCGCGACTGTCGTGTTCGCGGTCTGGGTGTCCCCAGCCTGCACGACGGTCGGCGCCGAGCTGCTGGCCGGCGGCGCGTACAGACCGCCGTCCGTGCCGATGCTGACCTGGTTCCCGGCGTCCGTGGACACCTTCGCGCCGATCTCGCCCGTCGCCGGGTCGTAGGTGGCGCCATCGGTCGCGGAGATGCAGGTCCGGACGTCGGCGCACTCCACGAACAGGCCGTCCGGGCCCTCTTGCAGCAGGTTGGTGCCGCCACGGGGCGGGGACGGGTCGAGGATCACGCTGCCGGTGATCTCGTACGGGTCATCGGCTGTGCCGCTGCCGGTCAGGTCGAAGTCGACGGTCTCACTGTCGGTGACGGCCAGCGCGGTCGTGCCACCGCCTCCGGTAGCCGAGATGACGTACGGGTTGGCGGCGCTGCCGTTGCCGGTGACGGTCGTGCCCGTCCCGGCGGTCACGCGGCAGTTGCACGGGCTGACGCCGCAGCACTTGCTCATGGGCGCTCCTGGCTCAATGCGAGGGAGGAGGCGCCCGGCCCACAACCAGCGGCGTCGTAGTCGAGTCTAGGTTGCGACCAGCGGCGCTACGGGGCCACAGCGTGGGCGTGAACGGTGACCCCAGACGCGGGCGCGCCCACGGCCAACACGCCGAGGCCTAGAAGGGTCACACCGGCCGCCACCTGCACGTTGGCCGTGGTCGCTGCGGCGGTGTTGGCGCTTATCCGGGCGGAGCGGAACCCGTCGCCGGCCTGGACGGTGAGGGTGACGACGGGCGGCGCGGTGAACGCCCCCGGCGGCCAGGTGAAGGTGACGTTCCCGGAGCCATCCGTGACCCCGGTCGCGCGCTCCACACGCGGCCGGGGCGTCTCGTAGTTGCCTGCGGTGCTCATAGCTGCCCGGTTATGCCTGGCTCGTCCACAGCACCAGCCACGAGGCGGCCGGCGCGGTGCCGTCGATGCTGAGCGTGCTGGTCAGCTCGGAGTCGATGCCGTCCCCGTCCACGCTCCACGTGAGGGTGGCCCCGGCCGGGGCCGTGATGGTGCCCTCCGTGGTCGTCACGGTGACGGAGCCGCCGAGGACCATGAGCGTCACGGACTGCGTGCCCGCGTTGGCCGCCAGGGACCAGTCTGTGTTCTGCACGCCGTGCACGGCGACGGGGCGCTGCGGTACCGGGGGCTGCTCGCAGCGGCCCACCGTGCCCGCCGCGGTGTACGGGGTGGTGCCGTCGAGCTGCGTGTCCACGGGCACCACGGCGCCCGAGACGTCCACGGTGTAGCGGCGAAGGAACGCGGTCACGTTCCCCGCGCCGTCGTCATCGCACAGGATCTCGAACTCACGGTCCGGGGCCGCGGTCGAGACGCTGCCGCTGGTTCCTGCCACGGGGGCCTCCTAGTCCGAGATCTTCTTGAAGCGGAAGTTCTGCGCCCACATGGCCTCGTCGGTCGTGGTCCCGCTGTCCACGTGCTTCAGGCCCTCGACCCGGATCGTTGCCGGACCCGCCACCCGGTAGAGCGCTGCCGCCGAGGCGGTGGCCTGGATGGTGTGCGTGACGCCATCGGAGGGCGTAGCGGAGAGGAAGAGCACGGTTCGCACGGTGAGCGGGACCACGGCGCCGGCGGTGACGTCGAAGAGCCGGGTTTGCATGTACGCGTTGTTCACGCTGCCGACCATGATCTGGCCCGCCTGGACGTCGGCGACCACCTCGTAGACGCCCGCCTCGGGGAGAACCAACTGCGCCCCGGTGACGGCCCTCCACGTGTCGTAGGCGGCCGTTCTCATGCCTACGGCTCCGGAGGTCTGCCCGCTCACCGGGGAGCGGGTGAGGGATGCGTCCGTGCCCGCCATCAGCCCGCCGCCGTCGTCTTGTAAGTCCAGTTCACCAGGTAGGAGGCGGCGGCGCTCGCCCCGGCGAACGTGGCCAGCGACAGTGACGAGTCGTCGGTGTCCGTGACGGACCACGTCAGCGTCGCCCCGGCCGGGACTGGCTGCGCGGCGCCGTTCGTCATGGTCACGTTGACGACGTCGGCCAGGACGCTGAGGCTCACCGACTGCAGGCCCGGGAACTCCGTCTTGAGGGCCTGCGCCGTAGTGCCCGTGACGCGGCGGATACCGGTCTGCACGGGCTGGTCGGCCTGCTGGGTGCTGCCGCAGGACCGGACCGGGCCCACGGGCGCGTACGCCGACCCGTTGAGGTCGGTGTCCGTGGTGAGGACCTGGTCCCCGACGTAGGAGACGTGGCGCAGGAAGGTCCCGTTGTCGTCGCACAGGGCGACCGGGTCCGGGCTGCTCCCGCAGGCGACCAGCGCCGAGGACGGCGGCAGCTCCTCCTGACGGGCCCCGTCCTCGTCCAGGTAGTACGCCGAGCCGTCGCAGCACACCATCCGCGTCCAGGACCGCACGCCGAGGCCGGGCACGTCGTAGGTGACGATGAAGTGCGCCATGACGCCGGCCCCGTTGCTGGGGCTGTCGACAACGGTTTCGTCCACCTCGAAGTACAGGGTGTTCGTGCCCGGCTGCGCTCCCGGGAGGGTGCCCGGACCGAAGGTGTACGCCGCCCCCTGGTAGGACCCGCCCGTCATGGTCTGCCAGGCACCGTTGTTGAGGCGGAACCGCTTGGCGACCTGGTCGGCGTTGAGAACGGTGATCTGTACGCGGATCGAGGCCGGGTCAGCCGCCGCAGGGAGGCTGAAGGAGGCTCGTGCCCACCACGGCTGCGGGGAGGCGACGCTCCCGCTCAGGGTCGGGCCCTCACCGGGCAGGCCGGTGTTCGCCGTCCGCGCATTGGGGTGCGGGGAGACCCATCCCGCCTTGCGGGTCGGCGCGGTGTCCGTGGCCGACCAGGCCGGGCCGAACTGCGTGCGGTACATGTTGTACCAGGTGGCGTTGGCGGCCGGCCCGTTCGCGTCGCCGGTCGGCGTCCACGTCCACACCGTGTCCACGGTGTTGTCGTAGACCTTGGCCTCATTCGAGACGAACTCGATCGTCTCCGTGGCCGTCGCGGCGATGCATACCTGTACCGGCTGGCAGCAGCCCGGGCCCGGGCAGGTGATGCAGGGGCCGACCGCACCGACCGGGGTGTACGGCGTGACGCCGTCCGGTTCGTAGTCCGCCGTAGACGTGACCGCCCCGGTGCAGTCCCGGCAGACCGTGCGAAGGAACGACTTGCCGCAGCCCGCGGCCGTCGGGAGGGCCGTCGTGGAGTAGGTGAAGGCGCTGAGCTGCCACGAGTTGTGGACGTTCCCGCAGGAGGAGTTGTTCTGCCCCGTGTCCGCCCCGAAGCGGATGTAGATGTCCCCGGCGAGGAGCGCAGACACCGGTACGGCAGCACTGACGGTCAGGGTGTCGGTGAAGCCGACCGGGGTGTTGTTGGGCATGCCATCGCCGGCGACGATGCTGGTTCCGTTGAACAGGTTGAGTCCGCCGGTCGCCCCACAGGTGATGTCCGGGCCCAGTGCCTCAACGTCGATGGAGGCGGTGACGGTGACGGTGCCGGTCTCATCCACGCAGTCTGGACAGTCCGCGACCACACGCCATGCCACGCTGCGGACGACGGTCCCATTGAAGGCGGCGGTGTCCGGGCCGGTGACGGCCGTACCACCGTCCATCAGCGTCCTTGCGGTCGCCGCCGGGGCGTCCACCTGGCCCCCCGCCGCGAAGAACTCGAGCACCGAGGCGATTTCGAGGCTGGTCGTGGACGCTCCACTCGGGTCGGAGTCGCACAGCTCGATCGTTTCGCATTGGCGGCAGTCCGGGTCGCAGGTGCCGATAGTGCCGACCGGGGTGTACGGGGCGCCGTCGAGGCCGTAGTCGCTGTGGCCAACGATGGCGCCGTTCTCATCGCGGGCGTAGTCCCGCACGAACGCGGTCACGGTGCCGTCCGCGGAGGTGTCGCAGAGCTGGACAACGTCCCGCTCCGGCTGCTCCACCCCGGCCGGGCAGACGGTGACGGTGCCGGCCGGGGTGTACGTGCCGCCAGTGACCGCATCCACCAGGCGGACAGCGGAGACCGCGCCGTCCTCGCCGTAGGTGTACTCCACGAGGACCAGACCGACGACCTCACCGGCGGCGTCCACGTCACAGAACGTGCCCGACACGGTGATGGTGCGCGCGTCACCACACGCCACGGTCCCGGCGGGCGGAGCACCCGCTGAGTAGGCGCCAGTCGTGAGGTTCAACCATCCCTCGGACGTGACGGCGCCGGTGCAGTCCCGGACGACCGTCACAGCAATGGGACTGCCGTCAGCGAGGCACAGGCCGACCGTGGCGGTGGGCGTGGTCGGGGACTCGCAGTCCGGCGAGGCGGCCGGCAGGCACGCCTGGAGCGTGCCGACCGGGGTGTACGGGGCGCCGGTGACCGGATCCACGGTGCGCGTGCCCACCCGCTCGCCGCTGCTCGCGTCGTAGATCGCTTCCACCAGGGCGACGCCGGCGAGCGTGCCGTCCGGGAGCACATCGCAGAGGAGGGTCCCCTCCGTGTCCACACGGGGCGTGGCCGCGGCCCCGGAGACGATCACGGGCCCCTGCCCGCAGCATCCGCTCACAACGTGACTCCTCTGTCTCAGAGACAAGGAGCCCGGCCCACAACCAGCAGCGCCGCCACAAGATTACCGTCCGGAGCTGGAACCACACGGTGCGTGACGCCGTTATTTCACGACGAAGGCCGCAGGTGCGGGAACACCGGCGGCCCTCTGACCGAACACCTTGAGCAAGCAAGGAGAACGGCTGTGGCCGAGACTACGGCACCCCCTGCCCGCAGGCCCAGGCGGCGACAAAGCCCCGCCGAGGTGTGGGCGCGTCTACAAGCTCTTGCGGAGCAAAGCGGCTGGACCATCACAGGCGAGTACGCCGGCGCGAAGAAGCCCATCGCGATGATCTGCGAGAACGGCCACCCCTGCGCACCTCGGCCGGGCGATCTTCTGTCTCGTGGACGGGGTCCTTGCCAGACCTGCGCGGGCCGAGATCGGGCAGTAGCCGAGGAACAGCTTCGCGCCCTCGCTGCTCAACGCGGCTGGAAGATCACCGGGCGATACGTCAACCGGCATACCCGGATCTCGATGGTTTGCTCTGAGGGGCACGAATGCGAGCCAACGCCGCACCATCTCATGAAGGGTGGCGGCCCCTGCAAGATCTGCGTAGGCCGAGACCCGGCATCTTCTGAACAGCGGCTTCGTGACTTGGCAAAGCGACGCGGGTGGACCATCAGCGGCGCGTACGTCAACAACAGAACCCCGATTGCGATGGTGTGCGAGAACGGCCATCACTGCGCGCCGAGGCCCGGGTGGCTGCTCGCCGGTGGCGGACCCTGCCGGGTCTGCACAGGAAAGGATCCACGGCAGGCAGAGGCGCGGTTCCGCCGGATCGCAGCACAACGCGGTTGGACAATCACCGGGGAGTACGTCAACACCGCGACCCCCGTTGCGGTGATGTGCGAGAACGGCCACCGCTGCACACCCCGGCCCGGGGACACTCTGAGCGGCCACGGCTGCCCCGTGTGCGCGGGAAACTCACCAGATGCGGCAGAGGCCCGCCTTAGGGCTCTGGCAGATGAGCGAGGCTGGACCATCGTGGGTGAGTACGTCAGCACCTCGACCCCAATCGAGATGACGTGCGAAGAAGGCCACCCGTGCACGCCCCGGCCCAGCGGACTGCTGGCAGGGCAGGGCCCGTGCCAGACCTGCGCCGGTACCGATTCAAAGCTCGTACGGGTCCGCTTGCGGGATCTGGCACTCGACCGTGGTTGGACCGTCGTAGGCGAGTACGTCAACCGCCATACGCCGATCGCAATGATCTGCGAGAACGGCCACCTCTGTATGCCTCGGCCCGCGCATCTCCTCGCAGGGCGCAAGGGTTGCTTGGCCTGCTCAGGGCTCGACCCGAAGGCCGCCGAGGCAACCCTTCGAGCGATCGCTGCTGACCGAGGCTGGACAGTCACCGGAGAGTACGTCAATGGCCATACGCCCATCAAAATGATCTGCGAGAACGGCCACCACTGTGCGCCTCGGCCCTCTTCGCTGCTGAATGGCCAAGGACCGTGCACGAAGTGCAAGGGCAAGTACTGGGATGCCCTCTACGTCGTCCGCGACGGAGACCACGGGGTGGTGAAGTTTGGGATCACATCTGGTGACCCTCGACCTCGGCTCCGGAAGCATGAGCGGGACGGTCTTGCCGAGACAGTGCGGCTTCACACAGGACTTCCCGACGGCGTCGCCCGGGGACTGGAACTGAACATCCTTGCAGCACTGCTCGACGCCGGGGAAAGGCCGATCCGCGGCCAGGAGTACTTTCCCGACCACACCCTGGCCCTCATCCTCGACCTGGTCGACAACCATCCAGCCATCCGCCCTCAGAGCGTGGTGATCCCGGCCCCGCGCAGGGGACAGCTGCCCCTTTGGTAGAAGCACGGCCCGCCGCCTGCTAGTTGGCGGCGGGCCGACTCTCCTTACAAGGTCACGGCCCTGGTGTAGTTGACGATCAGGGATCCGTCCGGTCCCGCGTGTGCCACGAGCGGGCCCACCACAGCAGCGTCCGACTCCTTGTCGGCACTCCAGGTCACGGCCTCACCAGCGATCATGGTGGACGTGCCGTCGACCGTGGTGACGGTGGCCGCGGCCCTGGCGACAAGGGTTACCGACCGCAGGAGGGGCACACTCGCCGCATCCCACATCTGCCCGGCCGCGAGCTCGACGCGGTGGGCCTGGACGCCGAACGCGGGCTCGGCGCCCTCCGCCTCGTCGGCCGCGTCGCAGTCGACCGGCGAGACCGGCGTGTACGGGGCGGTGAGGCCGTCGGTGTACGTGCCGAGGCTGGTCAGCTGGCCGTCGCAGTCGACGGCCAGGAGCTCGACATACCCGGTGTCGGGCAGGCCGTCGGCGTCCAGGTCATCACATCTGCACTGCTCGATGACCGCTTGGACGCCGCACGGGGTGGAGCACACCCCGGCCGTCCCGGTGAGGACGTACGGGGTGGTCCCGTCGAGGGCGGTGTCCGCGACCGTGGGGGTGGTCGCCCCGGGCTGGTAGGTGAGGTGCCGCAGGAACGGCACCGGGTCGGCGCCGTCGACGAGGTCGCAGAGCTGGACGACTTCCACGTCCGGAGCCGGCTCCGACTGCGCGTCGGGGCACAAGCCCAGGTGTGCGCCGCCGGGCAGCGCGACCGGTCCCCACGTGCGCGGGTCGACGTAGTTGACGCCGAGGCGGTCGCCGGTGGCGGTGTCGTAGGTGACCTCGGCGAGGATCTGCTGAAGCACGCGGCCGGTGGCGTTGTCGATGACGCACATGGGCGTCAGTTCGACGTCCCGGCCCTCGGTGGCAGCCTGGCAGGTGCCGACCGTCCCGGCCGGGGTGTAGGCGGTCACGCCGTCGAGGGCGGTGTCCGTGACGGTCGGGGCGTCGGCTCCGGGCTCGTAGGTGAGCTGCCGCAGGAACGGCGTGGTCGTGCCGTCCGCGGCGACGTCGCAGAGTTGGACGATCTCCGTGTCCGGACCGGGCGTCACGCTGCTGCCGCCGATGCCGTCGCCGCCGCAGGTGCCAGCTTCGCCCTGCACCTCATACGGCGTCACGCCGTCCAGGGCGAGGTCCTGGGTGCCGGTCGGGGTGCCGTCGCAGTCGAAGGTGAAGCGCCGAAGGAACGGCGTGCGGGTGACCGTCAGCACGGCCGTCCGCACCTCCAGCGGCATCAGGAACAGGTCGCGGTCGTTGATCGCACCGCCGGTCGTCTGGTCGGTGAACCGGATCGTGACCGCGCCCGTAGCGGGGGCGATGAACGCCAGCGGCGGCAGGTCTTCGGTCAGCACACCGCCCGGGAACACGTTGGACCCGTTGGAGGTGTTCCGGGTCCTCGTGGCGAGCACTGTGGTGCCGTCGAGGACGTCCAGCCGGTAGATCGCGTTGTTGTTGGCCGGGTCCGGGGCTCCCGCACCGATCCACGCGGACGCGAATCGGAACTCGTACAGCGTGGCCGGGAGCAGCCCGCTCACGGTCAGTTCGGCTACGCCGTTGGCGGGCTGGTTGGCTTGGGCGAACCACAGGATCGTGCCGTTGTTGGCGGTCACCACGTTCCCGGTCAGCGTGAAGTCGCGCGCCGGGGTCGGGATCGGGGCCTGCGGGTCGTAGGTCACGTCGCAGAGCTGGACGATCTCGGTGTCCCCGCACGGCTCCGCCTGGCAGACGCCGACCGTCCCGGCCGGGGTGTAGGCCGTGACGCCGTCGAGGGCGGTGTCCGTGGCCGTGGGGGCGTCCGCGCCGGGCTCGTAGGTGAACTGGCGCAGGAAGGCCGTGACCGTGCCGTCAGGGGCGGTGTCGCAGAGCTGGACAATCTCCGTGTCCGGTCCGGGCGCCGCGCTGCCGCTGCTCCCGCCGTCCGCGGCGCAGGTGCCCACCTCGCCCTGGACCTCGTAGGGGGTGACGCCGTCCAGGGCCAGGTCCCGGCTGCCGGTCGGGGCGCCGTCGCAATCGAAGGTGATCGCGCGCAGGAACGGCGTGGACTGGACGGTGAGGACGTCCGAGCGCACGTCCTGCGGGATGACCAGGAGGTCACGGTTCAGGCCGCCGCCGGTGGTGAGGTCCGTGATCCGGATGGTGACGGCCCCGGAGGCGGGCGCGATGAACTGGACCGGCGCCTCCGGAACAGGTCCGGGGCTGGCCCCGGCCCCGTTGGACACGTTGCGCTGCTGGGTGGCGATCACGGTTGTGCCGTCGAGGACGTCCACCTGGTAGACCGCGTTGCTCGCGGCGGGGTTGGGCGAGCCCGTCCCGGCCCAGTAGGTCGAGAACCGGAACTCATAGCCCGCCCCGGCGACCAGGCCGGTGACCGCCCGGTTTGCTACGCCGGTCACCGCGACGTTGCCGCCGGAGTAGTAGAGCAGGTTCCCGACCACCTGGACATTGCCGGCCAGGGTGAAGCTGCTGGCGGGTGTCAGGGTCGGCGGGGCCGGGGAGTACACCAGGTCGCACAGCTCGGCGAGTTCGGTGTCCCCGCATGGCTGCTGCGGGCAGCAGGTGCCGCCGCCGCTGGCCGCTGTGCACTGGCCGGGCTCGCCGGTCGGGGTGTAGGGGCCGCCGTTCAGGGTGGTGTCCGTGACGGAGACGACGGCGCCGCTCTCGCAGTCGAGGACGATGTTCCGGAGGAACTGCGGCGCGCATCCCGCCTGGTCGTAGGTGACGGTCGCGGTGAACGCGTCGAGTTGCCATCCGGTGCGCCGGGGGCTGTCCGGGCAGGCGGCCGGGCTGTCGTCCCACGTGTCGAGGGCGATGAGGGCGGCGATGTTCCCGGCGGCGAGGTCGGCGGCTGGGACGTCCGCCTCGGCGGTGAGGACGCCCGACCAGCCGACCGGGGTGTTGTTCGGGACGAGGGCGAGAGCAATCGGTGTTGAGGCACCGTTGAACAGGCGCAGGTAGCCGGTGGCCGCGCATCCCGTGTCCGGGCCGAGCTGCTGAGCGTGAACGGACACGGTGACGTGCGCGGTGCCGGTGTCGCAGGCAGGCCGAGGCGCGGCGAGCGTCGCGGCGAGGGTGGCCACGGTTCCGACGGTGCCCGGCTGCGGGCCGCTCGCGGCCGGGACGGTCACCGTGCCGCCGTCCCACAGCGTTTGGCCTCCGGTGACGGGCGCGCCGGTGGTGTACGGGTAGTACGGGCCGGGCGCGGTGTCGGTGACCGTCGGGTCCGGGGTGCCGTCGGTTGGCTGGTCGCACAGCAGGAGCGCCGTGGTGTTGCGGCACGGCTCCGCCGCCGGGGAGCAGGTGCCGACCGTGCCGGCTGGGGTGTACGGGCTGGTGCCGTCCAGGGCGGTGTCCCGCACTACGGGCGCAGCGATGCCCTCGGTGAAGGTGAAGTGCCGCAGGAACGTCGTCACCGTGCCGTCAGGAGCGGTGTCGCACAGGGTGAGGACGTCGGTGTTCACCGCCGGGCAGCACGGGGCGTCCCCGCTTCCGCCGTCGCAGGGCACGAGGCGCTTGCCGGGCGGGATGGAGTCCTGGCGGGTGCCGTTCTCGTCCAGGTAGTACGTGTGGCCGCTGGGCTCGATGATCTGCGTCCACACCTGCGGGGCGTGGTCGTAGGTCGCGATGACGTGGAGGATCATCCCGGCCAGGTTGGCGTTCGGGCATGCGGCGGGCGGGGCCGTCTCCAAGAGCTGGACAACCACGTCGTTCTGTCCGGCGCGGCCTCCGGGGACGGCGGTCGGCGGGACCGTCCACGCCGGGTCAACGAACTGGCTGGGGCCTACGGGCTGCCACGCCCCGTCGTTCAACCGCCACTGGATAACCCTGTTGTCCGCGTTGAGGACGGTCGTGGAGATCCGGATGGACTCCGGGTCCACGTCCACGGGCAGGACCCAGGAGGCGCGGGTGTACCAGGTGCCGGGGAGCGGCGGGGAAGACTCCGCCGCGGTCGGGCACACGGAGCGGTCGGCGTGCGGGCTTACCCAATGCGCCTTGTTCGGCGCGGAGTCCGTCACCACCCACGCCGGGATGGGCGCCACCCGGTACATCGGGTACCACACACCGGTGAGGTTGGGGGCCCACGTCCAGTCCGCGTCCACGCCGCTGGTGGCGTTGGCCGGGTTCGTCAGGAACTCACTGGTTCCGGACTCCACCACGCACACCTGGCGGGTGATCCGGTCCGGGCTCGGGCACTTCGTCAGCTCCGCCCCGGCCGGGAGCGTGAACGGCTCGCCGTCAAGGTCGGTGAGCCGCTGCTCGATCAGGTCGCCGCTCTGGTCGTCATAGACACGCTCGGCGATGACCTGCCCGGTGATCTCCCCGCTTGCCTGGTCGCGGACGCACAGGAGCGCCGTCTCGACGTCGACGCGGGTCTCCGGGGGCGGCTGCTCGCAGCACTCGGCGGCCGGCTCGCACTGCCCGACGTCACCGGTGACGGTGTACGGCTCGCCGTCCAGGGTGGTGTCCACCACGGAGACCGTTTCGCCGGTCTCGCAGTCCACGACCGTCCGGCGCATGAACTGCGTCGTCCTGGGGAGCGCGATGTCGAGACGGCCGGTGACGTAGTTCAGGCCGTTGGTGTCGCGGACCTCGATCTCGACCGTGTTGGGGCCTGCGGTGACGGGGATCTGTGCGGTGCCGGACGTTGCGGGCTGATTCCACTGCCCGTACATCCCGGCATCGACCCCGTTGATGCGGACGCGGGCGCCGCCGTCGCCTCGGAAGCCAACGGACTGGGCGACCGCGACGCCGTCCTCCGGCGCCTGGAACGTCTTGCGGAGGACCCACCGCACGGGGGCGGCGTCATAGCCGGCCCACTGGGCGCTGCCGGTACCGGCGTTCATGTCGGCCCGCGCGCCCAATGCGGGGACGGGCGCGGTGGCGTACCGGGCCGGGTACGGCATGGCCGCCTCCGGGCCAAACCCGGCGTTGGCGCCAGTGAAGCTGACAACCTCCCAGCCGTCCGCACTCGCCCGGTTCGCCGGATCGAAAACCGTGATCACGTCGGTTGCGGCGGTGTCGCAGAGCAGGGTGCTGCTGGTATCCCGGCACGACTCCGGCTCGGGCTCCGGGGGTTGGCACACGCCGACCGTCCCGGCAGGGACGTACGGGGTGGTGCCGTCCAGGAGCGTGTCCGTGACGGAGGTGACCGCGCCGTCGCAGCCGCGGCAGACGGTGCGGAGGAACGTCACGCTCACGGGGGTGACGATGAAGTCGCCTACCGCGCGCTGGGTGGCGTTGAGGCCGGTAGTCCCGTCGGTCGCGAACAGCAGCTCGGTGACCGGTCCCGGGTGCATGAACCGGGAGACGGGAGCCGTGTCTGATACTGGGCCCGCAGTCGTGACGGAGCTGAGCGTGCGGGTGGCGGGGTCCCACACGTGATCGGCGGCGAGTGACACCAGCACGGTGCCGGGCGGCATCACCAGCTTGCCGACGCCAGTCGACCGGCGGCCAACCCGAGCGCTCCACTCAACGCTCACCGGGCGGTCGAACGTGACCGGCAGCGGCCCCATACTCGGGGACGGAAGCAGCGCCACCGTCCACCAGTTCGGGATCGAACTTGTGCCGCCCGCGATCGTCCAGCTCACCCCGTTGGACAGCGTCCCCGCCCGGGTGGTGGGCTGGCTCGCGGGATTGAGGATCGGCGCCGGGTCCGTGTTCGCCGGCACGTCGCACAGGGTGGTCGTCTCGCAGTCGTGGCAGGTCCCGCAGACGTTGACCGTGCCCGCCGGGGTGTACGGCTCGCCGTCGAGGCTGTAGTCCGTGTGGCCGGTGATCTGTCCGTTCTCGTCCCGGGCGTAGTCCCGGACGAACGCGGTCACCGTGCCGTCGGCGGCCGTGTCGCAGAGCTGAACGATGTCCCGTTCCCACTGCTCGACCCCGGCCGGACACGTCGTCACCTGCCCTTGCGGGCTGTAGGTCTGGCCGGTGACGGCGTCGACCAGGCGCACCGCGGCGATCGAGCCGTCCGCGTCGTAGCTGTACTCGATCAGGACCAGGCCGAGGACGTCCCCGGTGTCCGGGTCCACGTCACAGAACGTGCCGCTCACCTGGATGGAGCGGGAGTCGCCGCAGGCGATCGTCCCGGCCGGCGGCTCCCCGGCGCTGTAGGCGCCGGTGGTGAGGTTCAGCCACCCGTCCCGGGTGACCGTGCCGTCGCAGTCGCGGGTGACCACCACGGCGATCGGCTCGCCGTTCGCCAGGCACAGGCCGAGCGTCGCCACCGGGGTCGTCTGCGCCTCGCAGTCCGGGGCGGCCGGACAGAGGCGCACGGCGCCGGTGACGAGGTGCGGGGTGCTGCCGTCGAGGTCGAAGTCGTCGTGCGAGGCGGAGTCGCCAAGCCAGGAGTACCGGCGCAGGAACGGGCCGGTGTCGTCGCACAGGGTCAGCGCCTGGGACGCCTGGGTGCCGTACTCGCAGTCGACCGGGGAGGTCGGCGTGTACGGGACGCTCGGGTCGTCCTGGTAGGTGAGGGTGAGTTCGGCTGTGCCGTCGGCGTGGACGCACCACAGTTCGCTGTAGGTGACGTCGGCCTGGCCGTCGCCGTCGGTGTCGTCGCAGCGGGTACGGCACAGCGTGTCGATGCAGCTCTTGCTGTCGTTACCGGCGCATGCGCCGACTGTGCCGGTGACGACGTGCGGGGTCTGCCCGTCGAGGGCGACGTCCTCGTAGGAGGCCGTGCCGTTCAGGAAGACGTACCTGCGCAGGAAGGGCCCGGTGTCGTCGCACAGCATCACCGTCTCGGACTCGGGGCAGCCGTAGGTGCACTCGACGGGGCTGGTCGGGGTGTACGGCGTCGACGGGTCGTCCTGGTAGGTGAGGACGAGGGTGGCGGTGCCGTCGGCCTTGATGCACCAGAGTTCGCTGTAGGTGGTGTCTGCCTGGCCGTCGCCGTCGGTGTCGTCGCACAGCTGGCGGCAGACGGTGTCGATGCAGTCGCTGGTGCAGGGGCCTGCGTCAGCCGGCGCCGGACCTGGCATGAACATGCCCGTTAGCAGGTTGATCCAGCCGACCACGACCGGGTCCGGTGCCGGGGTGTCGCAGTCGGCGCAGTCCGAGCGGACCACGACGAGGATCGTCGTGCCGTCCGCACGGCACAACGGGGCCGTCGTGATCGACGGCGAGCAGGAGCAGCCTGCCGTGCAGGGGCCAGCATCGGCCGGGGCCGGGCCGGCCGTGTAGACACCGGTGACCGGGTCGATCCAGCCGACCACGGCCGGATCGGCGGCGGGGCTGCCGCAGTCGGCGCATTCGGACCGGATGACGAGGAGAACGGTCGTGCCGTCGGGGCGGCACAGCGGCGCTGAGGCGATCGACGGCGCGCAGGCGCAGGTGCCCGGCGTGCCTCCCTCGCCAGGCGCGCAGGGCACAGGCTCAACGGGCACTTACGCCTCCGGGTGTGCCTGGCGGCGGTGGGTGTCCCGGCCGCGCTCGGACTTGAAGGGGCGACTGCAGACGTCGCAGGTGAAGCCGTCGCCGGTCTCGTCGCCTGAGTCGCTTCCGTCGCTGTCGTCGTCCTCGGCGGGGGCGTCCTCCAGCGGCGCGAACTCAGGCGGGGGCAGCGGCGTGGAGTCGGGCCCGTACGCCTCAGCGGGCACCTCGGGCAGCGGCTCGCCGGGGATCCCCTCCACCTCCGGCAGGCCGACGCCCAGCAGTTCGGCGGCCGCGGTGTCGGCGGCCGGCTGCGCCTGGTCCTCGTCGGGGCTGATGTAGCGGTGGCCGTCGACGACCGACCCGATCAGCAGCCGCTCGGGCATTTTGACGAACTGGTCGGCGGGCACGGCGAACACGGACTGGGAGACGGTGCGCACCTTCGGCCGCTGGGCGACCGCCCACACGGCGAAGTCGCGGCGCAGGGCGGTGGCGGGCTGGACGCGGATCAGCTCGGGGGGCATGGCCGTCCTCAGGGGCAGGTGGTGACGAGCACCGCGCACACGGTGCAGGTGGTCGCGGGAACGTAGGTGCGCTCGGCGAGCACGCGGCGGTCGTTGACGCGCCGGTCGATGGACGCGCCGGCCCGGTCCGGGATGACGTCGATCGGGCCGCGGCGGACGACGACCGGCCCGGAGATGTACAGCCAGGCGGTACCGGGCGGCGCCGGGGTGCCGTCCGGCCCGGAGTTGGCCGCGCTGTACCCGGAGCCGACGATGACGCAGTTCCCGGCGAGCGTGGACAGCCGGTTCTCGTCGACGTAGGCGATGTTGCAGCAGCCCAGCAGGGCGGCGGCGCCCGTGGGTACGTGGAGGGTGCCGACGCCGCCGTACGACTCGGCCAGGCAGCCCTCCAGCGCGGCCACGCCCTGCGCGATCGACACCGGCCCCTCGGCCGGGGTCAGGTCCATCGCGCGGGGGGCGAGCGTGTACCGCCAGAACGCGGACTCGACGGCCTGCTGCTCCCCCAGCTCCAGCGAGGCCCGGACGTGGTCGATGGCCTCCTGGTACGACCAGCCGATCGTGGAACACATCACCCCGGCGTAGATGGTGACCGGATCGGCTGCCTCATGGATCGGCGGGAAGAACTCCTTCTGGCCCGGCAGAGCACCCGGGGACACCTCGCCCGGAGACTCGTCCCCCAGGGACTCCTCGGGCGGGCACCAGTCGGTGTCCCGGACTGGGGAGCAGCCGAGTGCCATCCACTCGACACCGAGCAACTCGTGCTCGTCGGTGACGTCGATGACGTCGGTACAGCCGCCGAGGATCCCATACGGGAGCGGCCTCCCGGGAATGGCCTCGACGCGGCGACGCATACCTGCGGGTGGCACGTCAGATCACCCCTTCGGGGAGCAACCGACACGCCGGGGAGAGGAGTTGTACCTGGTGAGAGGGTCGACGGCGCTGCACACGCCGCCGACCCAGACCGACCCCTTGGATAGAAGGAGTACGGCCATGGCCGACACTACGGCATGCCTTGACGCCGCTGCTGCGACTCTCTGCGACGTGTGCGGGAAACCCCCGGAGCCCGACAACCGGCTCAAGGGCGGCGCCCACATCCGCTACTGCTACCAGTGGCGGCGCAGGAACGACCCGACCCGACCGACCTGCGCAACTCCCGGCTGCGGACGGACCGCCCGCACCGGCAAGTCGCCGCTGTGTGATCGCTGTTACCAGCGGGCTCAGCGCGGCAACGACCCAGCTGCCCGCCCGTTCCACCAGCGGAACAACGACACCTGCAAGGTCGAGTGGTGCACTGTGGCTGCTGAGCGCCTCGGCTGGTGCCACGCCTGCTACCAGTGGAGCCGAGCCAACGACGGAGCAGACCCGACGGCGCGCCGCTACCGGTACGCCCGGAGCGTCGAGGACCTGGTCGCGCTCATCATGACCATTCCGCCGAACCCAGTGACTGGGTGCCGGGTGAGCACCGGAGTCTTCGCTGCGGGCCGAGGCGGCTACCCCGTTACGACAATCCAGGGCGACCCACGCACCCAGACGGTGACGAGGATCGTCCTCGCGCACAGGCTGGGTCGCCCGCTTAGGCCCGCCACACACGCCTGCCATACATGCGACAACCCGCCGTGTGTTGAGCCGTCCCACCTCTGGGAAGGCACGGCTGCAGAGAACAGCCGAGACCGAGACAGCAAGGGGCGTGGTGCCCGGGGAGTGGGTAACGGGCGGGCGCGGCTCAACCCGGACAAGGTCCGAGACATCAGGGTCCGCTACGTCCCCGGCAACAACCAGCACGAGAGCAACATCGCGGCTCTGGCCACCGAGTACGGGGTTAAGCCGCAGGCGATCCGGGATGTCGTCCGTCGTCGGACCTGGGCTCACGTCAAGTAGCGCGTTCAGCATTGCCTCACCTCCTCGGGTGGGGAGCGGGCCCGTGGCCGTCAAGTGGCTACGGGCCCGCCGCGTTGAAGGCCGAGGGGGTCAGGCGATCGGGCAGTCGACGCCGAGCTGCTCGCCGGTGCGGCCGTCGGGGCAGACCGGCACGGTGACGACGCGCGCCTCGGGCCCACGGTTGATGAGGGCTACGCACTCCTCGCTGAAGGCGGCGGTGTAGTCATTGACGGCGAATTTTGCTGAATCATGAATTACCCCGAGCGAGATCTCGCCGCCGCGGCCGATCTGGAAGGCGCCGGCCGGGTGGATCAGGAACGGAACGCTGTCGGGCCAGTCCACGACCGGGGTGGCTCCGCCGATCTGCGTCGGCACGTTCGGGGCGAGGCCGCGCGCCCACTGGACGCGGACGCCGAGGGTGGCGAAGGCGTTGATGATGCAGGAGTCGTCGATCTCGTCGCAGGCGACGCCGTTTCGGCGGGCGATGTCGGCGAGGAACATGGCCTTGCTCCACCAGGGGAAGACGACCTCGATCGAGATCGACTCACAGAGGCTGTGCCGCTCCACCATGTCGGCGGCTTGCAGGGCGACCGCTGCGAAGATCGCGGAGAATGCGCCGAAGGTCTTGGCGATGGTGACCGGGGTTGCGGCGGCCACGGCCTGGTCGAAGAGGACCTGGCGGACGCGCAGTTCGTGCGCGACCATCGTGTTGCGCTGGTACCAGGCGACTAGCTCCGGGAAGTGGCGCTGCGTCAGGATGCCAGCCTCAAGACATACGCCGACCGCGTCACACCGCACCTCGTCGGGCTCCGGGCAGGGGATCTTGAAGCACGGCTTGACTGCACCGGAGATGTCGTCGGCCTCCGTGTGGACGAAAGTCATCGAGCCGACGTCCAGGGACGGGATCTTGAAGAACCGCAGGCCACCGCGTGCGAGCTGGATTTCTGGCGCGTCCCAGAGCATTTCCGGGCAGGCGATGTCGGTCAGCTCGTACACCGTCTCCGACGGGGCGCACCAACCGCCCGAGGCGACTACATCACCCTGTGGGAGGCGGGCCTGGTCGGCGGCGAGAATGACCGCGCGGGTGCCCTCCGTCCCGGATGACGAGTCATTGATGATCAGCGACTTGTCAAAGGGCAGCCGATACGAGGCGCAGAGGCCGACGCCGCCACCCGCGGTCTTGAGAGCGTTCGCGCGGCGGATGATGCCCTCGGTGACGCCCTCCATGTCGAGTGGCTGGCCCGGCTGATACCCCGGGACGTCGACAGAGGCTGCGATCACAGGGCGCGGGTTCGGGTCCGGCGGGAGGACGCGCGGCTGGTGGACGCGGACGCGGGACAGGTCGAGGGCACGGGCCTTGGCGACCGCCCGGGACGCGGTGACCGGTGCGGTCTCAGGTTCGGCGACTGGCTCGGGATCGGCCGGCTCCTCCTCGGGCTCGGCGGAGGAGGCGGTGGCCTCCTCCGGGTCGTCGCCGCGCACCTGGGCGGCGAGCTGTTCGATCTCGGCGGCGGCCTGCTCGGCGGCCGCGATGCGCTCCGCCTTCTCCGTGCGGATGCTGTCGACCGCGGTGGCCAGCTCACGGAGCTTGGCGAGGTCGTCGGTGGTGACGGTGCTGCTGCCCGCCTTGGCGTCGAACGCCTTGACGGCGCCTTCGAGAAGCGCGTCCAGCTCGTCGTCGGAGAGGGCAGTGATGTCCTCAGGCAGGGAGAACTCTTCCATGGGGCCGGGCTCCAAAGTTCGCTCTTGGAGGTGACCCGGCCCATAACCAGCGGTCGTCTGGGAGAATATTAGCCCGCTGCCCCAACGGACGCGCGTGAGCCACTCCTTCTCCTTCGCACACGCACCCTAACTAGTGTGATGCGCCAGAAATGGCGGCCTTAAGTATCTTGCTGGTTTTCGGTGGCTGTCGGAGTGACCTTGGTGAGGTAGTCGGCGAGGGATTTAAAGATCTCGTCGGCGGTCTTGGTCCAGGTGAAGGGCCTTGGGTTCTCGTTCCACGAGTCGATCCACGCCCTGATGTCGTCCTCCAGGGCCTTCACGGAGGTGTGCACCCCGCGCCGGATGAGCTTGTCCGTCAGCAGGCCGAACCACCGCTCGACCTGGTTCATCCAGGAGGAGCCGGTGGGGGTGAAGTGGACGTGGAAGCGGGGGTGTTTACCCAGCCACGTCCTGATCTCCGCGGTGTTGTGCGTGGCGTAGTTATCGCACACGAGGTGGACGTCAAGGCCGGCGGGCACAGCCTTGTCGATCGTGACCAGGAACTTCTTGAACTCGATGGCCCGGTGGCGGCGGTGCAACTCCGATATGACGCTGCCGTCGGCGATGTTGAAGGCGGCAAACAGGCTGGTGATGCCGTGCCGGTAGTAGTCGTGGGTGCGCCGCTCGGGCATGCCCGGCATCATCGGCAGTACGGGCTGGGATCGGTCCAGCGCCTGGATTTGGCTCTTCTCATCGACGCACAGCACCACCGCCTTCTCGGGTGGATGGTGGTACAGGCCGACGACGTCGACGACCTTCGCGATGAACTGCGGGTCGGTGGAGAGCTTGAACGCGTCCTGGAGATGGGGCTTGAGGTCGAACTTCTTCCAGATCCGCCCGATGGTGGACTTCGACAGCCCGGAGTGCTTCGCCATCGAGGCCCGCGACCAGTGGGTGTCCTTGCCCGGGGTGGACTCCAACGTCGCTGTGAGCACATCCTCGACCTGGTCCAGCAGGATCGAGGGCGGCCTGCCGGGACGCGGCTCATCACTCAGCCCGTCCAGCCGCAAGCGGATGAACCTCGACCGCCAGCGGTTCACCGTTCCGTGCGAGACACCGAGCTCGGTGGCGATCTCCTTGTTCATCCCGCCTTCCGCGCACCGCAGCACGATCCTCGCCCGCCGCGCCAGGAACTGCGCGGTCTTCGCCCGCCGAGCCCAGCGTGTCAGCTCCGCACGTTCAGCATCGGAGAGCACCAGCTCCGGCTTGCGCCGACCCGGCCGCGGCTCGTCCACCAGGCCCGCCATCCGCCGGACCACGAACCGCGAGCGCCACTTACGCACCGTCTCCGTGGACACCCCGACATCCGCTGCCACAACGGGTTTGACGCTCCATCCGCGCAGGCCAGAACGATCCGGGCCCGCTCCGCCACACGGGCCGACACCGCACCACCCGCCCAACGAGCCAACTCCGCCCGCTCCGCGGCAGACAGTACGACTTCGACTGCACGAGGACCCCGAGACGCCATGAAAACAGCCTACTGACTTAGCCTCGCCATTTCTGGCGCATCACACTAGGTATTTGCACCTTGATGGATGGTGCATCGAGCCACGCCAGGTTCTATACGATGACATCACCCTAGTCCTGCCCTACGACCTTAAGCGACGTGGCGAATGGTCTGTGTATGCCACTAGCTCCAGGTCTAGGCACGTTGCCGGCACCGGCGGCGCACTTGAGCGAAATGGAGCATCCGAGGATGGCTCGACACCTGGTAACCAGCGCGCTTCCCTACATCAACGGGATCAAGCACCTGGGCAACATGGTCGGGTCGATGCTTCCGGCGGATGTGTACTCCCGGTATCTCCGTCAGCGCGGTCACGACGTCCTGTACATCTGCGCTACTGACGAGCACGGCACGCCGGCCGAGCTGGCCGCCAATGAGGCCGGGCTCTCCGTCGCCGAGTTCTGCGCGCAGGCCCACGACGCGCAGAAGGCCGTGTACGACGGGTTCGAGCTGGCCTTCGACTACTTCGGCCGTAGCTCCTCGCCGCAGAACGTCGAGATCACCCAGCACTTCGCGAGGAAGCTGAACGAGAACGGCTTCATTGAGGAGCGGGCGATCCGTCAGGTGTACTCGCCGGTGGACGGTCGCTTCCTGCCGGACCGGTACGTCGAGGGCACCTGCCCGCACTGCGGCTACGACAAGGCCCGCGGCGACCAGTGCGAGAATTGCACCCGTGTGCTGGACCCGACCGAGCTGATCAACCCGCGCTCGGCAATCAGTGGTTCCACGGACCTGGAGGTTCGGGAGACCAAGCACCTCTTCCTGCTGCAGTCCAAGCTTCAGCATGAGGTCGACGAGTGGATCGCCACTGTCAGTGCCGAGTGGCCGCACCTGTCGATGTCCATCGCCCGTAAGTGGCTGACCGAGGGCCTGAACGACCGGGCGATCACCCGCGACCTGGACTGGGGTGTGCCCGTCCCGGCTGACACCTGGCCCGAGCTCGCGGCCGAGGGCAAGGTCTTCTACGTCTGGTTCGACGCCCCGATTGAATACATTGGCGCGACGAAGGAGTGGGCGGACGCCGCCGACGACGGCGAGACTCGCGACTGGAAGTCGTGGTGGTACAAGGCCGACGACACCGTCCGCTACACCCAGTTCATGGCGAAGGACAACGTCCCCTTCCACACGGTGATGTTCCCGGCCACCGAGCTCGGCGTGCGAGAGCCCTGGAAGAAGGTCGACCTGGTTAAGGGCTTCAACTGGCTGACGTACTACGGCGGTAAGTTTTCCACCTCACAGAAGCGCGGAGTCTTCATGGACGCGGCGCTGGAGATCCTTCCCGGGGACTACTGGCGTTACTTCCTGATCGCCAATGCGCCCGAGTCCGACGACTCCTCCTTCACCTGGGAGCACTTCACCACCACGGTCAACAAGGATCTGGCCGACACCCTCGGCAACTTCGTCAACCGCGTGCTGTCCTTCTCCCGTAAGCGGTTCGGAGACGAGGTCCCTGCGGGCCACCCGGCGGGCGACGCTGAGGCGAAGCTGGGCGACGAGATCGCGCGCCTGCTGGCCGAGTACGAGGAGCACATGGAGGCGCTCCAGTTCCGGAAGACCGCTGCCGCCCTGCGCGCGCTGTGGTCGGCGGGCAACTCCTACCTGGAGGAGAAGGCCCCTTGGCTGGAGATCAAGACAGATGCCGACGGTGCCGCGCTGACGCTTCGTACCGCGATGAACCTGGTCCACCTGTACGCGGTCGTCTCCGAGCCGTTCATCCCGGCCTCGGCCGCAGCCATGCGCGGGGCTTTCGCCCTAGAGAACGACACCGCGACCTGGCTGACCGCCGACCAGGCCAAGGCCCTGGACACCGTTCCGGCCGGCACCGCCTTCACCGTGCCGCCGGTGCTCTTCGCGAAGATCACGGAGGAGGACCTGGAGTCCTACCGTGAGCGCTTCGGCGGCGCCTGAGAAGGCCTCGGCGGCCTCATCGCTCGTTGCGCGTGTCGTCCAGCCGGTGGCCTCCCCGGTCGGAGAGCTCGATCCGACCCGGGCTGATCACCTGGCTACCGACAGCAAGGCGGACGCAGGCCGCCACGGGCGAGGTGGATCTCGGGAGCGTCCCACAGCATCTCGGGGCACGTGATGTCCGTCAGCTCATAGACTGTTTCGCTGGGCGCACACCATCCGGCCGAGGCGACGATGTTGTTCTGCGGCAGCCGGGACTGGTCGGCGGCCAGGATGACCGCGCGGGTGCCCTCCGTGCCGGACGACGAGTCGTTGATGATGAGGCTCTTGTCGAACGGCAGCCGGTACGAGGCGCACAGGCCGACGCCGCCACCGGCGGTCTTCAGCGCGTTGGCGCGGCGGATGATGCCCTCGGTCACGCCCTCCATGTCGAGGGGCTGGCCCGGCTGGTAGCCGGGGACGTCCACGGACGCGCTGATCTCCGGGCGCGGGTTCGGGTCCGGCGGGAGGACGCGCGGCTGGTGGACGCGAACGCGGGACAGGTCCAGGGCGCGGGCCTTGGCGACCGCTCCGGACGCGGTGACCGGTGCGGGCTCGGGGTCGGCGACCGGCTCGGGATCGGCCGGCTCCTCCTCGGGCTCGACGGAGGCCGTGGCCTCCTCCGGGTCGTCGCCGCGCACCTGGGCGGCGAGCTGCTCGATCTCGGCGGCGGCCTGCTCGGCGGCCGCGATGCGCTCCGCCTTCTCCGTGCGGATGCTGTCGACCGCGGTGGCCAGCTCGCGGAGCTTGGCGAGGTCGTCGGTGGTGACGGTGCTGCTGCCTGCCTTGGCGTCGAACGCCTTCACGGCTCCGTCGAGAAGCGCGTCCAGCTCGTCGTCGTTGAGGGCGGTGATGTCCTCGGGAAGGGAGAACTCTTCCATGGGGCCGGGCTCCAATGATCGATCTTGGAGTTGACCCGGCCCAAAACCAGCGGTCGTCTAGCGGAATCTTAGCCTCACGCCGCATTCTGGGCTTGGACATCGTCCGTGCAGCGAGCCAGGCGGGGAACAGACGCCGACCCACACGCCGCTACCGCTCCGCCACCCCGTTCCGTGACGTGCGTCACTTCCCTGCGGACCGCATAAATAGCGCGCTTGACTGACCGTCAACGAATGGTGTATGCGAACCCGCCGCGCATTGCCGCAGGTTGGAGGGTCCCCGGATGTCCGGTTCCTGGTCAAACGGCCATGTCAGACACGTCCTTTCGGCACCCAGCTGAGTATTTGTAGCCCACTTCACAGCCCTTGATTCTGGACCGGAGCGGGTGCGCCAATTGTTCCGGCACCCCAACCGGGGTTCTCCCACAGGCCTTTGGCCGCAGTCATGCCTGGTCATGACTGCGGCCCCCTGCTGGCACAGGGGGCCGCCGGGTCCTAGTGAAGCGACCAGAAAGGTCAGTACCCGTGTTCAACCGTAGTGGTGGTCGTGCCGAGCGCAAGGGGTACGAGACGAGAGTCACGCGGCGGCGCCGGCAGAGCATCCTCGTCGCTATAGCCGCCTCCGTGGCCGGTATCGGCCTCGGAATCTGCCTCTTCGCCGACATCGTCACCCCGGACGAGGCGACCGCCGTGTCGTCCGTCGGCAGCGCTACGACGGCCGTCGTCGCGCTCTCGATCCGCCGTGGCCCGGGAGCGGATCCGGGCGAGGGCGGAGCGGTCAGCCTCGACAAATAGCGCCGCCGGCTGGGGGCCCTGGGGC